TAATGCTAAAAAGGAAGTTGAGAGTCGCATCCTCAATGATCTTGAAGTAGACAGTTTTGACCAAGTTAAAACAGTTGTCAATCAGTTGCGTAATGTATCAGATGAAGAACCAAATCTTAATGTTGCAAGCCTACGCGATGCAGTTAAGAAAAAAGAACAAACAGTGGAAGAACTGCGTGCAGAACTTGCTCGTGTTAAGACTGACATGGTGCTTAAAGACCACCTTGTAAATCTTAATACTGCTATGCCTGCACAGTGGACACAAGAACAGCGTTCAGCAGTTGTGGACTTAATGAAAGCCCGCAATATGTTGCATTTAGAAGGTGAAACTTTTGCTATTCGCAATGGTGACACATTCTTTACAGATGTATCAGGCGAACGTCCTGATTATGCTGCTGCTGTAACCAGCATTGGTAAAACACTTGGTCTTCCCGTTACCAAACAGGGTGTAGCAATTTTTGACGCACCAGACGGAGTCGTAGACGATGTCAAAGCCACTAAAGTATTAGATCAAAAGCGTTTACAAAATGACGCTGCTTATCGCAATGCTTATGTGCAGGTGCGTAACAGAGATAAGAACATGGCACACAGTGAAATTACTGATGCTATGGTCCGTAAACAAATGGAAGGTGTGTCAAGAGCCAGTTTGGGGCAAAAAATGCTCACAAACACAGGCACAGTTTCCGCATCAAAAACTAACTCAAGGAGATAACAAATGGCTACAACAAGTTCAGGCGTTAATGCTCTGTATGAAGACGTAGTGGCATCGCTCATTCCTTTTTATGACAACTTTGTCCTACTTCCTACACCAGGCGTATTAACCAATGTTTATAACATTTCAGGCGGTCTTGGCGATACAGTCAAGGTGCCTATCACAAATTACTGGGGCACAGGTAAAACAGTTAGCGAAGGCACTGATATCATCAGCGGCAACGGTGTTGAAGACTTTGACCCAGGTTCAATCCAACTACAGGTTGGCAAGCGTGGCGCAGGCACATTCGTAAATGAAGAAGCATTAGAAGACGGTGGCCTAGCCACAGTTCGTAATGCTGTTCTACTACGTCTAAGCCGTGCTCTAGCACAAGCCACCGACCAGGCTGGTTTCAATACACTAGCAACAGGTAGTGCTGCTGCACTAACAGACGTTGCTAACCTAAGCGGTATCACAAACGATGGTGTAACCAATGTAAGCCTTTACACAACTGGTGACATTTCATTCGTAATGAGCCCAGACGCACTAGCATACGCAATGAAGCGTGAACCAACAATCAAGATGTTTAACGACGTCAACTACGACCGTTATGAAATGGTAGCAACAGTCCGTAATGGCTTTGCTCGTATTCCATTCTCTCGTGCTGCTGGTAACGCAATTTTTGCTCGCGCAATCGTCGGTAGCGACAGCATGGATGCTACAGAAACAACAGGTGCTGTATCATTAAACATGTTTAGCAAGTCAGTTGCAAACCTACGCAAGATCAATGCACCAACAGATGCTAGCGGTTTCTATACTGCTGTTGTATCTGCTGCACATGAATTCCACCTAGCCAAGGAACTAAATGGTATCGGTGGTATCAGCAGTGGTTCAATTGGTTCTGTTGCACAGGATCTTGCCAACCAGGCTCTAATGGATGGCTTAATTGGTCAAGCAATCGGCGCAAGATTCATTCGTTCACAGAATGTTCCAACAGGCTTAGCCAGCGCCTAATTTGAATAGTATAAGAGGAGCGGGATATGGCATTTATTAGTCAAGGTGGTAATGTAATAAGTTACGCAGAGGCCGCAGATGTGCGTGATAAAGATCAACGCCTATTTGAAGCCAATGAGTTTACACTTACAAACTTGCCTGATGCTCCACCTACTCTCAATGACTATCTTGAAGATCTAACCACAAAGGCTACTGCACGAATTAATCAAAAGATTCGTGCCAGTAGCCAGTGGCGAGCATACCTAGGTTATGTTGGTGCTGATTATGATGTGAATAACATCCCAGCATTCAATCCAAACCTAATACTTGCTCGCAGAAGTGACTTCACAGATATGTGCACCTACTATACTCTCAAAGAATACCTCCTACCTCGTGTAGCAGATTTTGGTAATCCAGAGAGTGCAGAAGTTCAAAAGATTGAATATTACAGCGTAAAGTTTAATGACTTGTTCACTGAACTGCTGGCAATGTTTGATTGGTATGACTATGATCAAAGTGGTGCATTAACTGACGATGATAGATTAATTCGCGTAAGTCTAACACGACGCACACGCGGAAGAAGAAACATTGCGAGAGTTAGATAATGGCAGTTAGAGATACATTATTAGCAAACTTAGCAGTAACGCTTGCTAATACCAATGTCAGCACCAGTAGCGAATTACCGTTTACCAGTGCTGGCGTTGAACTCTATAACAAGAATATGAAAAAATTATATCTTGATGTAGACAAAAACGCTAGAACAGAATTGTTCTCAACATTGGACAATAATGATGTATGGCAGCAGGAGATAATCGTAAATGGTTATCTAACTGTAGACGCTAAGAATGAACCCTCAGATATTCAAACTGTGGTTGATACGGTTGTTAACAGCCGTCTTAGTGTTGCTAATTGTTATTTGAGAGAGTGTAGTGTAACTAATGAATACGCAGATGATCGTAACACTTATACATTTGAATTTAGATTTTTAACCATTTAACCAACAAAGGAGAAACCAAATGGCATATATTGCAGTAAACTCAACAGGTAACTTTGTTGCATTGAAGATTAATGCTGATGGCGTAGATTATGATTCAAACGTCAGTGCTGCTTTCGCAAGCGGTGCAAACGCAAACATCATGACTGTGCCTTCACTACAGGAAGTAACACTGAACGCAAGTCCAGGAACTTTCCGTTGGCAGCAGTTGGACAATGCTAGTGAACTAGTAGTCACTACACCAAGCACAAACAGCGTTGCTGTTACATTGGTGCTAGATGATACAACATTCTTTGGCAACGTCGGTTCAACACCAGCATTAGTTGACATTGTTAACAACAAGACCAAGGTATACTTCCGCTTAGGATGGCAGGGTCTCAGCAGTGGTGACAAATACATTCAGGGTAAGGGCTATCTAACAGCACTTGCCCCGACAGTGGCACCTTCATCACCCGTTTGGACTACGCCGATTACCATCGAAGTCGATGGCGAATACTCACGCGGTCTCGTCTAACCTAACAAAAACCATAATGGGGGAGCAATCCCCCATTATGCGTTCTATGGAGATAGCATGTTAATCAAACCAACACTAAAAGCATATCTCGTTGCTCATTCGCAAAACGGCAATTGGACCGGAGCAACTCTAGATGGCAAACCCGTAATTGAAACACACAATGGTATAGAAATGGCAGAACCATATTTGAACCATTTGGGTATTCAAATTAACAAATCAAATAAATATGTAGGTATAAAGAATGAAGATATGGAACAATCACAGTCTACAGGACATATTGCAGTCGCTGGAGATGGAGATGGCCAAAGCACAGAATGAATTACGCTGTGCAGAAGCCGATGTGCAGAAAGCAAAGAATAGAATTGCATTTGCAATAAGTGCAATACACAATTTAAGAGATAGAGATCTAAAGGAGTAAGTTATGAAGTTATCGCAATTGGCCGCAAAGCCACAATTAATTAAAATAGAATTAGACGACGAGGACACCATTAAAGAATATGGTGAAAGTCTCGAATTTTGGATTTATGATCGCCAACCAATCGACACATATGTGCGTATGGCTACTGTAGGTGAAAACTCGCCCGGCGAAATGATCAAATTAATCAATGCCATGGTTATGGACGAAGAAGGTGAAATCATTGCACGCGATGGCATGGTTTTTCCAAGTAAAATAATGGCAAAAATTTTAACAAAGGTAGTTGAACGCCTGGGAAACTAACCAGCGAGCATTTGCCAGAGGGTAGTGTAGAATTGACAATGACTTTAACTATTGATGCATTGGGTAAACGCTATGGTATGTTACCTAATGAAGTAATGCAGAGAGCAAATACATTTGATATTTTTATTATGGATGCTGCACTAACATATGAAAATCATATGCATGAAAAATCAATGAAGAAGTATGATACAGCGCAAACATTTGATAGTAAACCCGTAACAGATGATAGCATGTTAACTGCATTTAAGAATTTTAAAGAAGGAAAAAAATAATGGCTAAGGTAACTTTTAAAGTAGATGAAGGTAGTGTAATACAAATGTTTGAAGAAAACATTCGTAAACTTACACCTCGCCTACTAGAAGATACCTATGACTTCTTTGTTAAGGCTACCCCAATTCGCAGTGGTAATGCTCGCAGAAATACAAATTTAAATAAAAATACTCATACAATCACAGCAAACTATCCATATGCTGCTAGATTAAATAATGGGTGGAGCAATCAAGCACCTGATGGTATGGTTGAACCAACAATTGAACATATGAATAAGATTGTCAGCAGACATCTCAAAGGCAAAAGGTAGGTTAAGGTATGGCAGAAAATATCCGCGTTACACTTACAGTTGACAATAGAGAATATATTGCACAACTAAAAGAAGCCAGTAATGCTACCAAACAATTGGGCAAAGATGCCGAATTAGGAGCCAAACAAGCAGAAGGTGCATTTAACCGTTTAGGCACCAGCAGTCAATTTTTAAATGACAAATTTACTGCTCTAAAAGGTTTGTTATTAGGCGCAGCATTTGTTGGCTTTGCACGCAATGCTGCAATGGCTGCAGACAGCGTAGTCGACCTTAGTGCTGCAACAGATATCAGTGTTGCTAAAATTATTGAATTACGCAATGCATTACAACAAAGTGGTGGTGATGCCAGTAATGCCGGCCGTTTCGTTACAGAATTTTATAAGAGTATAGAAGAAGCCGCCGGCGGCAGTGAAAAAGCACAGCAGGCTTTTGGTAAAGTAGGTGTAAGTTTACAAGAACTAGCAACACTTAGCGCAGACCAATTATTTGAGCAAACGCTGCAAGGTCTAGCCGGTATTGAAGATCCTGCAACTCGTGCAGCCATTGCTATTCAAATGTTTGGTAAGGGAATGATGGGTGTTTCACCACAAGACCTTATCTCACAATTAGAAAAATTGCGCGGTCAATATGATGATCAAGCACAAGGCGCCATAGAAGCAGCAAGAATGATTGATGAATACAATCTTGCTATGGCAAACTTGCAGATTGCATTCTTACAAACTATTTCACCTCTTACACAGTTTATCAATAAGTTAACTGAAAATGGCACTACTATTGATGAACTAATTCCAAAACTTCGTGTTCTTGCTGTGGTAGTTGCTGGTTTAGCCAGCGCAGCAGGTTTCTTAGCCATTATTCGTGTGGTTGGTATGCTAGGTCGAGGCCTAGGTGCTATCATGGGATTGTTTGGTCGGTTTAGTGCAACACTAACCAGTTGGGGTGCTACTATTAGTAGAATATTTGGCGCCAATAGTGCTGTGATGAGGGCATTGCGTGCTGTTGCGGCAGTTGCTGGTGCAGTTATTGGTGGTGTTGCTACCGCAATGGGTCTCAATGGAGATGGCGGAGCAGAAGAAGCCGCCCCGGCACCTGAACCAGCAGCAACTACTAGAATTATTGAACCGGGCGGCGGCGCTAGACAAGCAGCCGCAGCAGCCAAACGAGCAGAAGATGAAGCCAATCGCAGACGTCAAGCAATAGAAACAATACAACGTCAAGCAGAAGCATATAGAGCCAACACAGAAGAAGCAAGAAAAAATCTTCAAGTTGGTTATGATATGATTGGCATGACTGATGAATTTGTTAAGATTCAAGAAGCAGGTAATCGCGTAACAGAAGCAGCAACTAGAGAAATTGAAAGACTACAAGAACAGCGTTTGCGCTTAACATATGAAGAAAACAGCGCAGAACAAATTGCTGCAATTGATGCTGCTATTGAAGCAATTCAAAGAAGTGTAGCGGCAGATCGCGCTGCTACAGAAGAAATAGTTCGCAATGGCGAAAGACGCAAACAAGCATATGAAGCAGATCTAAATGCACGCAGGTCAATAATGGATATTATTGCTGGCGGCAGCGAATTCCGTAATCAACTTGCACAACAGCAACAACTTGCAGACGCAGAAAATGATCTAGTGCGTAGAAAATTAGAAATGCAATTCGAAATGGAACGTCAAAATCAAATGGCGTTGCTAGAATTGCGTAAGAAATATTCTGGTCAAGAAATACCAGCAGTTGAATTAGCAGCATTAGAACAAATTCGTGCTGCAAGACAACAAGAATTAGAATTAAATCAGCGTGCGTTAACTGAAGACTTTGATCGCCGCCGCACATTTATCTATGGTTGGACACAAGCAGCCAAAGAAGCAATCAATGGCCTGCAGGAAACTGTGGCAGATCAAGGTGCATATGCCAAACGCATCTTCAATACTATTACAGAAGGCTTTACAAACAGTATTATGACTTTTGTGCAAACAGGTAAATTAAGTTTCAAAGACTTGTTTAAGAGCCTAATGACAGAAATTATTAAGATGCAAATGAACAAATTGTTCTTAAGCATCTTTGGTAAGGGTGGACCTCTGGGCAATCTATTTGCTGGTATGTTTGCTGAAGGCGGTATGATCCCTAGCGGCAAGTATGGTATTGTTGGTGAACGAGGGCCAGAACTTATCCGCGGACCTGCAAGTGTAATTGGCACACGAGATACTGCACAATTAATGAATGGTTATGGTCAAGGTGGCGGACTCACACAAGTTACCTATAATATTAATGCAGTAGATAGCATGAGTTTCAAACAAATGTTGGCACGCGACCCAGAGTTCTTATTCAACGCAACGCGAGCCGGCGCTAGGAGAGTTCCAAGATGAGTTTACAAGACATAGTTAATAGTGCTAGTGAAATTACTGTAGATAGACGCAAGCAAAGTGCCAGCACAGTAACACGCAGTGGTGTTTTAAGAACCACAACAATGCTTGGTCATGCACCATGGTTGTTTACTATTACTTTTAATAAAAGTTTAAAATACAGCGAAAACAGAGATCTAATTGAAGAAATTGATCGTTTGGGTATCACAGAAGAAGAAACTATTAATATTGGTAACAGTAATCCTAGATTGGCCTATATCACACGCTATCGAGGCAATGCCAGCCTAGCCAGTTTGAATAGTATTACTTTGTTAGATAATGCTAACGCTAGAGGTGTGTTATTGGCCAATTGCAGTAGCGTAACAGGCAGCACAGGTTTCTTATTCCGCGCAGGTGATTATGTTCAACCTCGAGGCAATACCAATGGTTATCGCCATCCTTA